GCTTCGCGCCCGCACCGGATTTCTAGTGTCAAAAAATTTGTACACATAGATTCAGCAACTTAGCAGGAAGCCAGGGGTGACGTCGCGCGGTAACACGCTGAAACTGAAGGACTTATGACCGCGCGGCGCTGGCTTTGCCGCTAAGTATCGCCAAATCAATGAGATAGCTACGCTGGGCGACCCTTGCGACGCAAAGCGCTTGAAATTTCAGCGGGATGCGGTTACACTGCGGATTTAAAAGAAAAAAGCCGCCCAATTTTTTGCAATTGAGCGGCGAGGCCGACACAGTCCAACAAAATTCGCGGTCCAGTCGGGATCGAGTATATCACGATTTGACTCTCAGCGAATACGCTCACCATCGAGGAGTTAGACCCGCCGTCGTCGAAGAGGCCGTTCTGGGGGGCCGGATCACGCGCAATGCGGCCGGCGGCGTCGATCCTGACGTGGCCGACCGCGAGTGGGAAGCCAATACCGATCCGCAAGGGCGCAAAGAGCGCAAGAAACGCGACGAGAGCGCAGGGGCTGCTGCCGGCGCTGCGGCGTTTAAGACCGTCTCTGAGGCGCGGGCCGCCCGTGCGGCGGGCTTCGATGTCGAAAAGCTCGGCAAGATGAGTTTCGCGGATGCGCGGGCCGTCGAAAAGAACATCGACGCCAAGCTCAAGCTGGTCGAGCTTCAGGAGCGCGAGGGCGAATTGCTCCAGCGGGCGGAAGTGCTCAAGGATGTCGGGAAGTTAGTGCGCGTCACCCGCGATCATCTGCTCAACATTCCCGCCCGCATCGCCGCCCAGGTTGTGGCGCTCACTGAACTGAGCGATGTCGAGGCGACTATCGCGGAGGAGATCACGGTGACGCTCGAGGATCTGGCCGACGCGCTCAAGCGCATGGCCGAGGGCGACCCGCAATGACTCCCGCGGCGCTGAGAGAAAGCAACTACAGCGCCGTTCTCGCAAGTGCCGCGAAATCCTTTCGCCCTGATCCGGCATTGCTGGTCAGCGAGTGGGCCGATCAGCACCGCGTGCTCTCCTCCCGGTCTTCCCCGGAGCCGGGCATGTGGCGCACGGCGCGAACGCCCTATCTGCGCGAAATCATGGACGCGCTTTCGCCCTCCTCGCGGGTCGAGATGGTGATCTTCATGAAAGGGGCGCAGATCGGGGCCACAGAAGCGGGGAATAACTGGATCGGCTTCGTGATTCATCACGCGCCGGGGCCGATGCTGGCGGTGCAGCCCACGGTGGAGATGTCGAAGCGCAATTCCAAGCAGCGCATCGCCCCGCTGATCGACGAGTGCCCGGCGTTACGCGAACTGGTGCGCGAGGCGCGGTCCAGGGATTCGGGCAATACCATCCTCGCCAAAGAATTTCCGGGCGGCATTTTGGTCCTGACCGGGGCCAATTCTGCCAAAGGCCTGCGGTCGATGTCCGCCCGGTATTTGTTTCTGGACGAAGTCGACGGCTATACCGGCGATGTGGACGGCGAGGGCGATCCGGTGCCGCTGGCGCTCGCGCGTACCGCCAACTTCGCCCGCCGCAAGATCTACATCGCCTCGACGCCCGTGATCAGTGGCCGCTCGCGCATCGAGCGGCTCTACGCCGACTCCGATCAGAGCCGTTTTCATGTGCCGTGCCCCGCATGCCTTCAGATGCAGGTCCTGAAGTGGGAGCAACTGCGCTGGGAACCCGGCCGGCCCCAGTCGGCGCGGTACATCTGCGAGCACTGCGCGGCCCCGCTGCAGAACCACCAGAAGAACTGGATGCTGCCCCGAGGCGAATGGCGGGCGGATAATCCCGGCGCGTTGGCCGGCAGGGTGCGCGGCTTCCATCTGTCGAGCCTGTATTCGCCGGTGGGCTGGCTCACCTGGGCGCAGATCGCGGAGCAGTACGAGAAGTGCGGGACCGACCCGGCCCGCTTGCAGGTGTTCTCGAACACGGTGCTGGGATTGCCTTGGACCGACGCCGCCGAGGTGCCGGAAGTGGACCGCCTCTATGAGCGCCGCGAGGATTATCCGGTCGGCAAATTGCCCGAAGGCGGGCTGGTGCTCACCGCCGGCGCGGACGTGCAGATCCGCCGCATCGAGGTGGAACTGGTGGCGTGGGGGCGCGGCAAGCAGTCCTGGTCGGTCGATTACCGGGTGCTTGAGGGCGACCCGTATCAGCCGGAAGTCTGGAAACGGCTGGCCGCGCTGCTGGATGAAGAGTTCGACACCGCCTATGGCGGCAAGGTGCGGATTCAGAAGCTCGCCATCGACGCCGGTTACGCGCCGCAACGGGTGTATGAGTTCATCCGCCAGCAAGGCCCATTGCGCAGCATGTGCATCAAGGGCAACACCTCGTCGCCCGCGCTGGTGAATCACCCCAACCTGATCGAAATCGGCCCGCAGGGCCGCTCCATGCGGCACGGCATCAAGCTGTGGCCGGTCAACGTGTCGATTGCGAAAGAGCAGGTCTATAAATGGCTGCGCTCGGCCATGCCGGATCTGGAGCGCGGCGACCCGTGGCCGGTGGGCTTCTGCCACTTTCCGCGCTACGGCCGCGAATACTTCGAGCAGTTGTGCGCGGAGCGGCTGGTGACGCGGCTGACGGCGGGCGGCGCGAGAAAGCCGGTCTGGGAAAAGACCCGCGATAGAAACGAATCGCTGGATTGCCGGATTTATAGCATGGCCGCGATGGCGACCCTGCGCGTGGATACGTGGCCGCCCGAACGCTGGGATCAGTTGCAGGCCTCGCTCACGGTGGAAAAGGCCGCCGCCCCGCCGCCGCCCCGCTCGCGGCCGCCGCAGTTCCAGGGCTTCGGGCCGAAGGAGCCGGGCGAATGATACGGATGTGGCTCGCCGCCCATATCCACATTGCTGTCTTGTTCGCCCTGGTGGTCTTTCTGTTAGGCGTCGTGCTCTATTTGATCGGGCGCGGCATGGATCCGGCCAAGATGGAATGGGCCAAAGAGCAGATAGCGGCGGTGATCGGGGCGCTGCTCTACTCGCTCAAGCCCAATGGGAGTCAGGCGGGAGGTAAAGCATGAACAATCGACGCCGCGTGGTGGCGCGGGGCACTACGCCCGTGACCGATCCCTGTACGCTGCTCCAGCAGGCGCAAGCGGCCTTGGGTGCGCTCTTAAGCGGTCAGGCGGCAGCGGAGATTGAGACGCCGCAGTTGGGGCGCGTGCGCTTCGCGCCGACGACTGTTGCGGATTTGCAACGCTACGTCGACCAGTTGACCATTCAGTGCAACCAGCAGAACGGCGTCGCCAACACCGGCGGCCGCGTGCCGTTCTCTTTTCAGGCGTGGCCTTAGGTGGAAAAAAGGAGACAACGATGTCAACCAGCAATCCCGTACCGCCCGATGACGACGAGGAGGACGACGACGAACCGGAGGAGAACGGCGGAAAGAAATACCGCCGGAATTAACCGCGCATGCCCGCAGTAGGCCAGAACACCGTCGAGACGATGCTCAAGGCGCATGCCGAAGCGGCATCCCTGGGCGCTCAGTGGTGCTTCGACACCGCCCACGCGGGCGCTTCGATGATCCGCAAGCAACTGGCGAACTGGGTGCCGTCGCGCCAGCCCGCCGACATGGACCTGCTGCCCGATCTGGCGGTGCTGGTCGCCCGAGCGCGGGATTTAAACCGCAATAACGGCGTGGCCTCGGGAACCTTGCAGACCTTGCAGGACAACGTGGCCGGTTATGGCCTGAGGCTGGCCGCGATCCCCGACTACCGCGCTCTGGGCCGCGACATCGACTGGGCCGAACAGTGGTCGCAGCAGGTCGAGGCGCTGTGGAAGGTGTATGCCGAATCGACGGCCTGCGATATCACCGGACAGATGACCTTCGCCACCATGACGCAGTTGATTTTCAGGTCGGCTTTGGAAAACGGCGAAGCCCTGGCGCTGGTGATGTGGGAGCCGCGCCCGACGACATCGGCACGCACCTGCTTGCAACTGATCGAAAGCGACCGGCTCTCCAATCCCTTCGGGATTCTGCCGACCAATACGATGATCGGCGGCGTCGAGAAGGACGTGTACGGCAAGCCGCTGGCTTACTACATCCAGCAAGCGCCGCAGTGGGTCGGCGGCTACGCGCTCATCAGCAATCTGACGTGGACGCGGGTCGAAGCCGAGACGGCCTGGGGCCGCAAGCGCGTACTGTATCTGCATTCGCAGGAGCGCATCGGGCAGACACGCGGCAGGCCCATTCTCGCGCCCATCATCGAACAGTTCAGGATGCTCGATGCCTATCAGCGCACCGAATTGCAGTCCTCGATTGTGAATGCGCTGATCGCGGGCGTGATCGAGACGCCGCTCGATTCCGAAACGCTCGCGACCATGGTGGGCGCCGATCCCAGCGAATATCTGGCCGCGAAAAACGAATACCGCGTGCAACTGGAAGGCGGCAGCATGATCCCCTTGTATCCGGGGGATAAGATGACGCCGTTCGTGCCGGCGCGGCCCGCCAATAGCTTCCCGGCGTTTGTGCAGGCTGTCTCCCGGCAGATCGGCACGGCGCTGGGGTTGCCGTATGAACTGGCGCTCAAGGATTTCTCGCAGACCAATTATTCTTCGGCCCGCGCCGCCCTGATGGAAGCGTGGCGCTCCTTCCTGATCCGGCGCTCCTGGCTCTCGTCCTATTGGGCCGCGCAGGTTTACCGGCTCTGGCTCGAAGAGATGGTCAACGCGGGGGCAATCGAAGCGCCCGATTTTTATGCCAACCAGGATTTTTATTCACGCTCGAAGTGGATCGGGCAGGGGCGCGGCTGGATCGATCCGACGAAAGAAGCCGAGGCCGCGCAGATCCGCATGCAGGCCGGGATCTCGACGCTCGAACTGGAATGCGCGGAGCAAGGCCTCGACTGGAACGAGGTGCTGGAGCAGCAAGCTCTGGAGCAGCGGCGCAGGGAAGAGTTAGGCTTGCCGCCCATGGCGACGCTTTCGCTCACGCCGCTGTCGGCGGAAAAACCCGGACAGGAGGGTGGCTCACCCGGTGAGCCCGCGCAACAAGCGGCATGAGCGAGCGCAACTATTTCCGGGTGTTGCAGGCCTTGCGCGACCGGCCCTGGGCCATCCTGGCCGAAGATCTGGAGCGCATGATCCGGCTGGTCGAGGACCGCC